TTTTTCATGCAAGTATGCTAGAAATGAATGGCGTAACTTTACATGAATTTGTTTCTATGATTAATACTATTATAAAAGTAACGGGTAATGAAAAAATACCATTGGGTATTGGTATTGAAAAAACTACTTCGTTAAGTTTAGTTAGAGAATTTCAAAAAGCAGGTATACTCGGCATAGCACCGAGTGCTAGTACTTTTGGAATTGAAGAAACATATAAGGCTATGGAAGCACTATTCAATCGTATACCATATTATCCTAAACATATTCTTGACCAACTACCCGGTGCAAAGAAAAGTGTAATAAGAAACACAATTATTTTAACCCCCAGACAAGTTCAAGTTGTAGACTTGATTAGTGAACGCGGCTTATCAAATAAAAAGATTGCACAAGCATTGAATATTACTGAGAGTACAGTTAAGATTCATGTTAGTGCTATTCTTAAGTGTTACGGCGTACGTACTAGAACACAATTAGCATTAGTGGCTAATAAATGACACCTGATAAATAGAACGCCCCTAGAGGGCGTTTTTTTATGGCTGTACTGGAGTACATGTAATACTTAATGTATGACAAAATCAACATTTTACCTATTAAGTAAGTATATGCTGTGGTAGAAATGGGTTCTATCATTCAGCATTTCAGGGACGCAATGTCCCGGCTCATTATAAGGAAAATAAAATGGCTGATATGTTAACAACTGATCCTTTCTTCGCTTTAACCAACCAAGTCGCTGGTGTACGTGAAAAGGTTTCTGATTCAATTTTCGAAAACTATAAACTACAAGTCGCTCAAACAAACGACATTAACAACCGTGCTATGCAAGTAGCATTACACGATGCAAGTGCATTAGCTGATCTAAAGCAAGCAACTAGCGAAAGTACATTGCAAGCTATGTTAGCCGCCGCTCGTACAGATGCTGCAATTGGCGCAACTTCTGCCGCTACTCAACGTGCTATTGCTGATGCTAATTTCAACACCCAACGTGTTGTAATGGAGCAAGGCGAAATGACACGTGGTTTAGTAAATGCATTAAACACACAAAACTTGAATACTGCTCTTATCAATACAAACACAGCATTGACTGGTTTGAATGGTTTGTATGGTGGTTTAGGTCTTGCTTATGGCGGTGCTGTAAGTGCATTTAACCAATCTAGTACTACATCTGCAATCAATGCATTGAATAGCGCAATTGCTACTCAAGGTATGGTTACAGTAGGTGCTGGCGCTGTTGGCGGAACACAAACTGCTACTCCAACATCAGTAAACTAATTAACCAAAGGAGGATCCAATATGTTTAGATCCAATTATGGTTACGGTGGTTTCGGTGGCATTGGTCTAGGTAGAGGTTATCTAGGTGCGGGCATTGGTTATCCATATGGCGTACTTGCATTGCCCTACTATGGTTTAGGCTACGGTTACCCCGGAATAGGTTTGTATGGTGGTTACGGTGGATATGGCGGCTACGGCGGCTATGGTTATTGTTAATCCAACTTACGGCTAAACGTTAGGACAGTGGGCTGGTTCAAAAGACTGGCTCACTTTTTTATAAAGGAATAAAAATGTTTAATAGTTATTTGTACCCAAATTATAGAAGCGGTTATTTCATGCCCTATCCATATCCGTTTTGGGGAATGCCCTACGGAAACTTTAATAGTAACTATAGCAGTTCGAATATTATCGGCAGTGCTGTAGCCAATCAGAATATGAACACTATTGGCATTGGTGCCATTGGTGGAACACAAATTGCAACACCAACAGTTATTTGGTAAGGAATAGAAATGTATAAGAAAATCACACATCACATCGTTGAAGAACACTTTGACCACCCCATTGCCGCAGAATTAAAAAAGAAAATTGATAAAACTACACCAGTTAATCCTAAGTCTAAGTTTCACCCAGATAAAAAGACTAACCCAAAAAATAAAAGTTATATTGAAGTTTATGATTATTCACCTTTAAGCCTTATTGAAAAACGCAGCCTTAACAGATGGGCATGTTTAAATTCTAGGATTCGTAGTCTTGTACTCAGTATTACTCAAGGAGATGACACTATTACTGATTTAATCAAAGCACGGATGGCAGATGACATTACTAAAATCAGTGAATTACTAATTGGATGCTATGGTGAAGATGCGGCAAAAACATTTAGGAAACTATTAACTAATGTAGTCTTATCTTTGTCTGAGGTATTAATGTTGGTTAAGGCTGACAAAGATACAACCAAAGCAATGATTACGCTAGCGGATGCTACTAAAATATTAGGTGATTTTACAGAGGCTGCAAATAGTTCATGGCCATCAAAGGCAGTAGTAGATATCTTTACTCAAGTTGAAAATCTATACATCATGCAAGCTATTTCTCGTATTAAGAAAGAATGGGCCGTAGATGTTAGTGCCGCAGATGATGCTTACAACATTATGGTAGTAGGTCAAGATGACGGTAGTTCTAGTTTTGCTGATATTTTTTCAGCAGGGATTATTAGTTGTATGGAAGAAACTATTCAAAATCAAGTAGACGAATCAACTGATTACATGGAAACTTGATATGTATAAGAAAATCACACATGATATCATTGAAGAACACTTTGACCATCCAATAGTATTACCCACAGAAATCAAAGCAACTATGCCGGACATGTTAACACCATTGCCGGCTGTTGTTATCAATGAAAAAACATTAGTCTTTAGAATGGACAGTAGAACATTGTGGACTAGATATAGTTTAGGCATGATTAATTATAGTGTTAGTAGTTTTGGTGGGTTGAATAGTACACCGAGTGTAGAGAAAAACTTAGCAAAGTCTGCCGCAACAGTCGGCGACTTTTTTATACCATATTATGGCATTAAAGCAGGAACTAAAATTGGCAGTCTACTGATAGTTATTGCCAATAACGGAACTAAAGTAGTAGAAGCAATTAAGAACAAAAGAGATACTGCAGCCTATGAAATTATTTGGAGTAAACAAATAGATGAGTTAGCTACTTACTTGAATGAACTTAATCCAAGTCAATATCCTGTAGATTTAATAACAGAACAATTTACCAGTCTTGTGAATGCATGGACTGTTGACTTTAACGCCAGATTTGATGGTGATTTTGTAACCGATAGTATTGCATTAGATAGCATACTTAAAATAGCAGTCAGTGGTATTCCTAATCATGTTAACAAAGGTTATAATAGTATTGCTGATATATTAAGTAGAGGCATTATTGCTCAGTATCCACTATCGTTCGTAGAGTAACATATGGCATTACTTACTGTTTCTTCCGGTGATAAGCCAATTGAATCTACTAACCTTGAAGCGCATGTGGCACTATGTGCCCAGCGTCACAAGTCATTAGAAAATAAACTGAATGAAATACTAGAACAGAATAAGGCACATAAACGAATGATATTTGCAGCCGCAATATCTTTTGTCACAGGCGGACTAAGCGGTGTGTTTGCACTAGTGTTACATTTAGCAGGAAAATTCATATGAGTCAAATTACTCCAGAAGAAATGCAAAAACGCGGCGCTTTATTGAAGAAAGCAAAACAAATACTTATACAAGAGTATGCCGCAATTCGCACTCAGCAACATCAACAATGGATAGTAGATAGTGAAAGTTCATGGAGAACCAATGGTGTATTAATGGCTTATCCTCCGGGCAAGTTATATCCCTCTGAACAAGATATAATAGATAAAGCACTAGAGTTATACAACAAATCTATAGCAGCCACAGTACTAAAAGTTGATGCACCTGTAGTTAGCACTCCTGTCATACAAAATACACAACCTGAACCTAGTATTGCTGAACCGTTGGGTTCCTCACCTATGGATGTTACTGCAAAATTAGAAGAAGTATATAAAAAAGGATCTATAAATCCTGGCTTAGTTGAACACTTATTATCAACTCCCGTAGACAAATATGTAGAAACATTGATGCAGCCTGTTACAGTACCTGAACCTATAGTAGAACCAGCTAAAGAAGAACCTATAGTAGAACCAGCTAAAGAAGAACCTATAGTAGAACCAGCTAAAGAAGAACCTATTATAACTGATACAACCCCTAAGCATTCATTACTACGTAGTGTGTTATCTGGCTGGTTATCAAAAAATAAAGATAAGGAAGCGTAATGTTTACAAATATGTTATTTCATAGACAACCTATCTATCGCCGGCCTGTACTTAGACGTAGAATAGTACCCGTAATTAATAATTACGGCGGCAACGGTACGGATATATTTTATAATAGCGGGGGCAGTGTCGGTCCACCTGGACCAATAGGACCGCCGGGTCCTCCCGGACCACCAGGACAACCCGGAACTATTGGAGTAGTACCAACAACTAATATTTCCACAGCAACATATACTGCACTAAGCACTGATTATTTTTTGTGTGTAGATACAACTGTGCCAGTTACGATAACATTGCCTATAGGTATATTAGGAACAGTTTATATTGTAAAAGATTGCAGTGGTAATTCAGGAACAAATGCAATTTTAATTCAGGGTTCAGGTGGACAATTAATTGACGGTGATGGTGCTACAGTTAACACCAATTACGGTAGCCTACAATTTTTATTCAATGGCACGGAATGGAGTATTGCATAATGGCCTATAGTAGACCACCTGTTCAAGCTGGTCAAGGATTGACAAGAAGTGCCGGGCCTCCAGAAGCATCTTCTGGTGTATTTGACTATGCCCTGAATAGTGATATTGCAACTACTAATACTGTCGGGGGAGTACAGGTTGGTGACGGCTTGAGCATAACTCCGGCAGGCGTATTATCAGCGACCAATGAAGGTGCTAACAATTTTGTAGCAGTAAAACTCACCGCAGTAGATTACACTGCAACAGCTATAGATTTATATATAGGTGCTACTGCTAACGGCATAACCATTACATTACCTGCAGGAATTTTAGGTAGAGTATATTTTGTAAAAAATCAAATCAACGGTTCTATTACAGTACAAGGCACTGGCATAGACACCATAGACGGTAGTGCTAGTAAAACACTAAACACCAACGCTGGCATCATGCTGGTGTTTGATAACATACGTTGGAACATATTATGACATACCTATTTCCCACAGCAAGTAACACAAGTATCGGATTGGTACAAGCCGGTAGTAATATCAGTATTGACGCTAATGGAGTTATATCTACCAATAGTAGTGGCGGAGGAAGTACAATTGGTAATTGGACTCCAACCATTACTTCTAGTACTCTAGCTACTATTACAGTGACCGCTTCTACTGCCACTTATTCTAAGATTGGACAACAAGTGATTTGCTATTTTGATATTACTATATCAGTCGAATCAGGTGGTTTTGGTACAGGGGTATTGTCATTGAGCAACTTACCATTCACTAGTATTATTAGTATTGGATATGTGGGTAGTGTGATTGTTTCATATTTTGAAAACGCACAATCAAAAGAAACCGCAATAACAGGATCTGTAATTAGTAATTCAACTAGAGCAAGTTTATGGAATGCACATGAAGTGTTTGACATAAGTTGTTTAACACAGGACGATATACAGGTCACAACCAGACTGCAAGGTACAGTAATTTACCTAAGCGCAAGCTAATAGACATTAACACAAGGAGAAAACAATGTCATACTTATTCCCAAATGGATCCGCAACTGAACTTGGCGTACTACAAGTTGGTGCAAACATTAACGTTGATGCTAACAGCGTTATATCTATACCACAAAGTGTAGCATCTAATGCAAATATTACATTTGGTAATATCACTGACAGTGCATTAACATCAGGTAGAGTTACATTTGCCGGAGCAGGTGGTTTGTTAACTGATAGTGGCAATTTAACATTTAACACAGGAACAAATACACTATCAGTTACTAATATAACAGTTACTAACAATGCCAATATTGTAAATGCTAATGTATCAGGTAACTTAACATTAAATGGTAATAGTGTTATCACTAAGGTAACACCAACTGCGGGTAATGGTATCAGCATTACTAGTTTAGTTAGTGGTGGACCTAACGCATCATGGACAGTTAACAACACCGGCGTTACTAAGATTGTTGCAGGTACTAACATTACGATATCACCAATTGGTGGTACTGGTGATGTTACTATCAATGCCGCAGCCGAAGGCATATTACAAACTGTAGGAACAGCAATAGCATACACGGCATTGGCTACTGATGAATACATAGGTGTTACAGCTAACCCAACTATTGTTACATTACCAACAGGCGTTACGGGTAAAACATATATTGTTAAAAATGAAGGTGCGGGTGGCGGAACTACTGTTACCGGCACACTTGGGCAATTATTAGATAACAGTCTTACTAAAAACTTAGGTAACAATGCTAGTATTTCTGTTGTATTCCGTGCAGGTGCATGGCGTATTATCTAATAGCTAATGCTAATACTTAAATCAAAGTACAACGTAAGGCAAGACCCAAGTGATTGGCGTGACTTGCCTTACTCCTATAGTAGAGAACCATTACGTGATATAGTTGATTTGCGAAATTATTGTAGCAAAGTAGAAAGCCAAGGACACTTGGGCAGTTGCACCGGACAAGCAATTGTAGGTGCATATGAATTATTATTGAACAAAGAAGTACCGGATAAGTTTACTGATTTAAGTAGATTGTTTGTTTATTATAATGCTAGATTAATTGAGAACGTAGTAGACGAGGACGTGGGCGCATACGTGCGTGATGCTGTAAAAGCTGTACAAAAGTTTGGTATATGTAGTGAGAGTATTTGGCCCTATCAAATACAAGATTATAGAATAACACCTAGTGTTCAAAGTTACGATGACGCTAGACACAGAAATATTCAAAATTATTTTCGTATCTCTCAAATAGAAGATACATTGGATGCATTGAATAAAGAAATGCCAGTGGTGTTTAGCATGAAGGTGTATGAATCGTTTGAAGAATTATACGATTACGGAACTACTGCTAAAATGCCTAGTACGGGAGAGTCACCTATAGGCGCACATGCAATGTGTTTTGTGGGTTATGACTTGAATAAAAAAGTATTACTAGCACGTAATAGCTTTGGAGTTGATTGGGGCATGGAAGGTTATTGCTACCTACCTTTTGATTACGTCAGACAAGAGGTAATGGATATGTGGGTTTTTGACATTTATCTAAACTAGTTTGCCCAAAATACATTGACGGCAAACACAAATTCATATACAATACACGTATTGAATGATTAATTTTTAGGATCGGTACAGCAATCATAATAATACTATGGACTGCTGGTGACATTGGGTAAAGTTGGAGCACAGAGGTTCGCCCGAGTGCGTTGAAGATTGTACTTGAAGATGAAGCCGGATAGAGGAGTTTCGATAAGTCTCCTCGATAAAAACAAAAAGTAGACAACGATCCTGCTTTCATTCATTATGGGATGAGTTCAGCATTTTAAACAACTTAACTTACCGCTATTGAAGTTGGTCGAAGGACAGTAGAAATACTCTTAGGAAACTAAGCGATGAAGGAATAGTTGACAGCATGGAAAGACATACTATGTTTCTAGTGACAGACACAAGTACTAGATAGGCAACAAGAATTGTTGATAGGGACTGAGTGATATGATTGGTCAGTCCAGAAAATAAATAAACTGTCACGAACATCCCGTTTACCCAAAACAGATTTACATTATATCCAAACAGTGATATAATACTTTTTTAGGATGCATTCAGCAACTTTTAAATTTCAATCATAAATGAAACCAAAAGCGCATCCTGTTGCATAACACACATAGGAAGGAGTACATTATGTCAACATTTGTAGAAGCAGTAGCAAACCAAGAAACTCGTACCACTAACGGTATGAAGGCTCGCAAGTCAACAGCAAATGCCTGCGTTGATTTGTTTTATAACATCGGTGCAAGCCGTGGTAAGAACATCGTACCCGCATTCACTGCGGCTTATGTTGAAAACTCTGACCTAGCATTGCGTATTGTCCAATGGGCACGTGATGCACGTGGTGGATCCGGTGAACGTGAATTGTTCCGACAAGTACTAGTTCACTTGGAAAAGACTAACCCAGAAGATGCTAGCCGTCTATTGGTTAAGATTCCTGAATTAGGTCGTTATGATGACTTGCTAGTGTTTAAGACTAAGCCTCTTAAGACACAAGCATACACTATGTTGGGTGATGCATTGCGTGAACGTAATGGATTGGCTGCAAAGTGGACTCCTCGTAAGGGCGATGTTGCACGTGAAATCCGTGAATTCTTTGGTATGACTCCAAAGCAATATCGTAAGAGCCTTGTTGCGTTGACCAATGTTGTTGAAACACAAATGTGTTCTAACGATTGGGACAACATCAACTACAGTCATGTTCCTTCAGTGGCACATGCACGTTACAAGAAGGCTTTTGGTCGTCATGGTACAACTTATGCAGAATACGTAACTAAGTTGGTTAAGGGTGAGGCTGGTGTTAAGATTAACGCTGGTGCAGTATTCCCTTACGATGTGTTGAAGGGTGCTATCAACAGCTACAGTCGCAAGTCCATGACTAAGACTGAATTGGATGCATTGCAAGCCCAATGGGATGCATTGCCAAACTTCATCGGTAATGCTAACGTGTTGCCAATGGTTGACAGTTCAGGTTCTATGACTTGTCCTGCAGGTGGTCGTTCTTCAAAGAGTGATTTGTCTTGTTTGGATGTTGCAATCTCATTGGGATTGTATTTTGCAGACAAGAACACTGGTAAGTTCAAGGATACTTTCTTGACCTTCTCACGCACTCCAAAGTTGGTTACTCTTAAGGGTAACATCAATCAAAAGATTGACCAAATGAACACTGGTGAAGTCGCTAACACCGATTTGAACAAGGCGTTTGATTTGATCCTTAAGATTGCGGTAGATAACAGTGTTCCTCAAGCAGAAATGCCAGGTACATTGGTAATCTTCTCAGACATGCAATTTGATGCAGGTGTTTCGCACGATGACAGTGCTATCGAAATGATCGCACGTAAGTATCAAGCGGCAGGTTACGAACTTCCAAAGGTCGTATTCTGGAACTTGAACGCCGCATACGGTAACGCACCAGTTAAGTTTAACAAGGCAGGGGTTGCGCTAGTCTCTGGATTTAGCCCAGCAGTTGCACAAGGTATTCTTTCTGGTAACATGGATGACTTCTCACCGGAAGCAATCATGTTGAAGACCGTTATGAAGGATCGCTACACCCTAGCGTAAGCTAAATAGTAGTAGACAGACACCTAGTGTCTGTTTTTACAAATGTTCTATATCACACCCAGCGGATAAGACTGGCTCTGTAAGTGAAAAAGATATAGAATCTTTATAAAAACACCCTAGCAAAACATCGCATATTATTTGAGTTTACACACTCCTCGTTCTTTAATATTAATACTTTTTAGCGCATCTAGGGTGTTCTTTGCGCTTGACAATAATCCCCAAATAGTTTATAATACTTCTATTAAAAGGAGTCATTATGAGTGTGTACGCAAAATTTCAAGACAAAATTGTTGAAGTCGTCCGCGTCACCGAGACTGTTGGCTTCAGTAAAGATAAAGGTTGGGTATGCATCACTACTGATGTAGGTGTACCTGAGCGTAAGAAGATGACCTTCAAGTGGGTGCCTGCAAGTACTCAGTTTGAATGGGTCAGAGAATTTAATTTTGGAGAATAATATGCCGTGGATTCAAAATGTAGCACTTAGCGATATCATAAAAGGAAGACACTACGATCCAGGCCCCAACAACCTGTTGATTCAAATTGTTGACACTGGCATGGAGTTCCCCGAACCAAAATTCAAGTTCAATAATGTTCATCAATTTCAGTTCTTGGACTTGGAAGAAAAAGATACATGCATTGAACCAGAAATGAAAATCAACGATGACCAAGCAAAGAGTTTGGTTGTACTACTAAAGCAAGCATTGCTTAATCGTAGCAATGTGATTGTGCATTGTGTTGCTGGTGTATGTCGTAGTGGTGCAGTAGTAGAGGTTGGTATAATGATGGGCTTTGATGATACCGAAGATTATCGTAGTCCTAACTTGTTGGTCAAACACAAAATGATGAGTGTGTTAGGATTGACGTATGATGAAAATGAAGCCCACACAATCAATGGGATAGTTTTAGATAGTGGGTTAATTGTACCCAAAAACTATAAAGGTGATATTTGAGGAGACAATCATGGAACGATACAAACAACTAGTTCGCATCCAGCGTTGCATCCTGGGTGAAGTAGAACATGAAGTAACTGTTCGTAACATTAACGGCAACTACCATTGCCGAGTGTTTACGAATGGTGAATTGAATCAAGAGGCAGTTTGCTATAACAAGCGTGACATTGGTTACACTTGCCGTAGTCTGTTGCGTTGGGAAGACAAGTGTGGCAACATTAGCGAATTCGCAGGAGCCGCACGTGAACGCCTTAATAAGGAGTATGTATGAACAAGTGTTATCAATTGATCGGCGTGCCGGGTGCAGGTAAAAGCACTTGGATCAAGAATCAAACTTGGGCTTTAGGCTTGCCGGTTGTTGGTACTGATATGTATGTTGAAATGAAAGCACATCGTCAAGGTAAAACATACACCGAGGTGTTTGAAGAATACATGCCTATCGCAGTTCGTTTGATGGCTAATCATGCGTTGACCTGTCAAGCTAACCGTTTAGATTTTATTTGGGACCAAACTAGCACTACTGTAAAAAGCCGTGCTAGAAAGTTCAACACATTATCACCATCACAATATGAACATATTGCTGTGGTGTTTAAGACTCCAGAACCAGATGAATTAAAACGTAGATTGGCTAGTCGTCCTGGAAAAGTTGTTCCTTGGAATGTAGTACAAGGTATGATTGACAATTGGGAAGAGCCTACCCTTGAAGAAGGCTTTAAAGAAATTTGGAGAGTATAATGCCAGCAGTGTTTTTAGTGTCGGACACTCACTTTGGTCATGCCGGTGTATGCCGCTTCACTAAAGATGATGGTGTTACAAAATTACGCCCATGGACTGATCCAGATGAAATGGATGAGGCTATGGTAAAGCGTTGGAACGAAACTGTTCGACCCAACGACAAGGTATATCACTTGGGTGATGTAGTTATCAACCGCAAAGCATTAAAGACATTAAGTCGCTTAAACGGTGACAAGGTCTTGATTCGTGGTAACCATGATATTTTCCGTGACACTGAATACAATATGTATTTTCGTGAATTACGTGCGTATCATGTAATGAACGGAATGATATTAAGTCATATTCCTGTGCATGAAGCAAGTTTAGGTCGGTTCGGTGTCAACATTCACGGACACTTACATGCAAATCGTGTAATGAAGGCTCGTGGTGTATACGCTGATACTGGAGAAGTTATCTACAGCGACTACATTGATCCAAGATATCATTGCGTTTGTGTAGAACAAACAGACTTTTGTCCTATCTTGTTTGAGGATGTTATAAAACGAATCAAAGATGAAGGTGGAGAAGTAGGATTCAAGCAAGGAAATGGTCCTACAATGTAAAAATAGACCCTTCGGGGTCTATTTTTTTGGCTAATAGCCCTTACTACTTTATATCAGTATATAGGTCTGCTATACTATATAAATAAACTATGCGTAATATTTTTGTAACATTGTTGTTATTACCGTTGTTGGCAATTGCTGGGCCCCATGCAGTTGTATATAACGTGACTAATGATAAAGTCATGGAAGGCTCCTTGTACTGTGAAGAAGTTAGCATTGCTAGTATTAGCAAACTAATGACTGTTTATACAGTGCTTAAAGCAGAACAAGACCTATCAGAAAAACTTACAGTAACTGGTAACAAGGTTAATAACACTAAATTGAGTAAGGGAATGATTCTTACTAGGCAAGAGTTAATTGATATGGCTTTAATTAGTAGTGATAATTTAGCCGCAATTACTTTAGCCCAAAACTATTTGGGTGGCCCTACACAGTTTGTAAGGGATATGAACCAGCACTCAAGAAATTTAAATATGCATAACACGGGGTTTGTAGAGCCGACAGGATTAAGCCCTATGAATCATAGTACGTTAGTAGATATTATACAGTTGACCAAAGCAGTAAGTGAATTCACTATAGTACAATTGGCAGCAAAAACTCAAAGATATATATCGTATCCTGAATCAGGATATAAGGGCAAACCTAAGAAAAAATCTAAAAAAGAACCTGTTAAGAAACCCAATAAAATAGTAAACAATCCAACTAGTCATTATTTTGGCCATGATGGAATATTGGCAATAAAAACTGGGTTTACTAATGCTGCCGGTTTTTGCATTACCATGCTATTAACAGTCAACGATCAACTATACAACATAACAGTATTGGGCGCCCGCACAAAACAAGAACGTGAAAAAATAATCAAGCAGTCACTGGCTAAAATTTATAACACATAATATACGCATTTTATACACAAAGTATAAATACGTATATTATGCTACACTTCATCAAAGACCTCACTGATAAGTTTTTAGAATTCATCAAGGATGACCCTGTTCGTCCCGAAATATCTAAAGATTTTAGAGTTAGTGATGGCAGAATGGTGGCGGCGCTTGTAGATGAAGAACAACCTGAAGCAATGGTTTGTGTTAGCTTCCATGACTTTGTACCGCAGGATGTAAATGATTTAAACACTGTACATGCCGTCCCGACTACAGCAGTATTCTATACTATCTGGAGTTATAAAGCAGGTAAGGGTCGTGAGTTGTTGATTCAGGCAGTTAGAGAGATTCAAAAGTCACACCCTAGTGTCACTCGTTTTGTAACACTAAGTCCTAAAACAGAAGTTGCAAGACGCTTCCATCTAAAGAACGGCGCCATCGTATTCCGTGAAAATATTGATACGGTCAACTACGAATACGAACAACTAACTGTAAAAGAATCCGACGCTAAATAATGCGTGGATATCAAATTCTTTTATAAAAATAACCAGCACAGCTATAAACATGAGTTTATAGTAACTAGGTTTGCTAATGCTATAAAACAGGTTATAGAACTACCTGATTCCTTAGAAGTATGCTTGTATCCATTGGCTGATAATGTATATGGTGGCATAGATAGGATGAGTGTTAATAGGATAGGTTTAAATTATAGTTTAGACTTTGAATCTATACCTAAAATCCTTACACATGAATTGATACATGTTAGTCAAAAACACTTAGGTCATCTATTAATAAAGCCAAATGGTATGTGCTATTGGCATGGTATATACTACACAAAGAAACTTCCAGAAGAAATGACCTATGAAGAATATCATAATCTTCCTTGGGAAATGGATGCATATAATCGTCAGTCAAAAGTACTACAAAAGGCTTTAGAGATCCTCGCACCAACAATTTGACAATAAATCGTTTTGGATGTATACTAGCGTTCTATTCACTTGAAAGGGCCAGTTATGTCTTACGATATTGATATGTTTGTGAACACTAACAAAGCATATATTACTTTTGAGGACCAGTCTGACGAAGATGAATCTCAATCTCAATTTGAGAAACTTATCACTTTTGATAAAGTTAATACAGAAGCATACCCTGTGCTTGTCTACGAAATGAATACTAAAGCAGTAGCTTGGTATGACATAGAAATGTTCATGGGATTTGCAAAAGTAGACTAAAAGTAGTATACCCAATCTTGACAATAAATCAGATTGGGTATACAATGCATTTATCAATTCACTAAAGGAGCTATTCATGTTTGAAAAAGAAACTGAACACAAATCTGCCGGCAAGTTTGCTTGGTTCGCAGAACGTGATGCACGTATGCGTAGTGCAGTAAATAGTTCTCTTTTTTCTGATAGTCAAAAACTCAGGGCCGAGCGAGTCAAATTGGCCCTCGAACTTGTTTATAATGCTGATAAATTTTATATTGAATTTCGCAAAAAATTTATTAGTGTTAAAGTGCAAAAGCCCAGAGTGAAAGATCGCAAGACATTGGCCCTGCTTGAACAAGATTACAAAAGCGAAGGCTACACAAAAGTATTAACCAAACAGGGTTTTACATACAGAATTTCTTAATAAAAATGAATACTTAAGTATTCATTCGTGTGTCAGGTGCTCTAGGACCAATTCTGATATTGGCCTCGAACTCTGACACACAATCAAAGAAAATCCAAAGGTTGACGATAAATGGATTCGGGTATATAATACACACATGAACTCAAAAATCAACCGCAAACGTAGAACAGACCGCAATCAAGTGATTTACTACATTCAAGATGTTGTAACACTTGAGTACTATATCGGTCTGACTGCGGTGTCATTCAAGGGCAATGTATTTCGTACACTACGCCGTCGTATGCAAAAGCATATGCAACGTGCCTTGACTGAGAACAAAAATTGGGGTTTGTCACGTGCCTTGCGTGAACAAGGTGCAGAAAATTTTGTGTTCGGTGTCGTGGAGATTGTGAGAGGCAAGCGTCCTGCTCATGCCCGCGAGACTGAATTGATTAACACATTGCAACCAGCATTGAACACATTTGGAGTAAAGTAATGAATCAACAAATCAAAGAACTTGCAATCGAGGCTGGATTGGGGCTGTACCGTCCTTCGAAGGATGAATGGTCATTTTCAAAAAATGAAGAAAAATTCGCCGAGTTGATGTTGACAGAATTTAAAAGTGTATTACTTAACATGATGAATGAAGGTCAAGGTGAGTTTGATACTTTGGATCAAGCACTTACTGAAATTAACGAACATTTCGTAGTTGAAGTATGAAAGAACTATTGAATCTATTGTATACCCAACGTGATGAATTTTCTGCAAGAGAATTTGAGTGCTTGGTTGCGTTGATTGAAGATAGTACTATTGGTTCTTTTGAAGAACTTGCCAAGTACGGAGTTGAAGAATGAACCAAATCACACTCAAGTATCTAGGCAAAGAGTATTCATACCCCGGATGGACCGCTGAGGAACTGACGGATAATCGTATAGTCAATTTGGCTAGTTATGAATATTGGGTTCAAGGCTATGTGTTTTGCTATAATGAAACCCAACGGTTTCATTTTTTAATCACCAAAGAAGAATTTGCAAAACATTTGGCAAAACAGGAAGAGCGTTTAACAAAATTTTTAAGGAATAAAGGAATTTAAAATGCCATGTAGAAGTTATGAAGATGATTATCGTTCCGGTGAGCCGACTGATAGTTGGCAGTACAAAGAACTTAAAGCAAACAACGACAAACTTGCCCGCATTGCTTGCAAGGCAATGACGGAGTTAGTAAAATCAGGTTACGCAGATTTTTTGGTTCTCAAAGATGACGAGGTTCGTGAATGGTGGGAACAACATCAGGAAGCGGATCGTAAGGCACGTGAAAAAGAAGAACGAAAACAACAACGTACCAAACTCCGTCGACAGGCATTGAAGAAACTGTCCGAAGAAGAAAAGATTGCCTTAGGTCTTAAAAAATTATCTAAAGAAGAACAGGATGAAATGATAAAGGACGCATTAGCTGATGCAGTAAAAGAGTTAGGAGTTAAAAAATGAACAACGAAATCACAATAGAAATGCTGGACCGCAAGATTGCATGGTGTGAGCAAACGTTAGCAGCCGATAAGGCAGCGGCCATACAACGTATGCAGGATTTTTATTTTGAAAAGACACGTAATAGTGTAACCGAGGATTGGCCTGACGCATTCACATTGCAGGAACTAGCTGACACTTTGGGTGTGGAACGTGTGAGTTATAGGATTTATTACAGCAAGGACAATCTCACTTGCCGACTGTTTGTGTTTCGCCCTTACTGTACACCAACTGAAATGGAAACACTGTTGGGTATGGGGTTTGTGTTTGCACAAGATGGTGATACAGAAAATATCCCTGATAAACCAGTAGAGGAAAAGGAAGAGGGAGAGGAAGTTAAAGAATGAAACAGATCACCTGCCCGCATTGTGCGGATACTTACCCAGACTTTGATGTTGCTCATGTCTGTAGTAAAGGACCACATGCTCCTAAACTCAAACCCCGAATGAACGAACGAATTAAACTACTTGCTGAACAGGCTGGTATGGTTAAAATACTTGAAGAACACGCCAGTGAATATGGAGCCGGGACGTTTGAGAATACCCCGTATCCAGAATTGGAAAAGTTCGCCGAGTTGATTGTGCGGGAATGTTATGAACATTGTAAAGGGCAGATTCTTGACAAAGAGGTTGCGGATACAAATGAACTGACTTATAATGATGCTGTTGGTGATTGTGCCAATGGTCTATTACAACATTTCGGAGTTGAAGAATGAAAACAGTATGGGTAATTTGTAATAGCCTAAGCCTGGGCTATCACATGGTCAAGGGCTACGATTCGTATGACAAAGCAAAGGCCGAGTTTGACCGGATCAATGCCGAAGCCGTTGCTGAAAAAGTAGAGTTCTTGATGAGACAGTGCAATTATACACTAGAGCAAGCCGACGTTTGGTGTGCAGATGCCACTTTCTATGAATTGAAAAGTTTGGAGATTGAATGATGAACGAACGAATTAAAGAACTTATTGAACAGGCATACCAATGGGCTGTAACCGAATCCAAAGGTGGTCAAAATGTATGTGCTCCAGGTAGTGACTATTTTCTTGCAATGGAAAAGGAAAAGTTCGCCGAGTTGATTGTTAGTGAATGTTGTTTGGCATTATGGACAGAAGAATGCCGAACTAGTGACTTAGCCTTAGAGGAATACACTCGCGGCAGTAACAAGATTAGAGAACATTTCGGAGTTGAATGATGAATTATGAATTCATTGGATGGTGCAAAGAAGGTATTCACGACAAAGTGTGGGGTGTAATTCTATTAGCCAAAGATGTTCCGGTCAGTGCGGCTTGGCCCTTCAAGACTAACAAGTATATAACTTTTTGGGGTCGTAGAGGACACAAACTACAAACTAAATTGTTTAGTGGTTCACAGTTTGAGGCTGGTGAAATATGTCGTAAGAAAGTGAACAAAGGTTATACAAGAGTCAATAAAGAACAATTGGATGTAGTCTATCCAGAGTTTCAGTCTGATTTGGAAAAGACAGCTATGTGGGCAATGTTAAAACTATGATGTACTTTACCGAAAGCACTATCTTTATAATGATAGTATGTGTTATAATAATTTTCAAATATTTTCTATGATAAATTTAAATTTTGCAATTGGATACCCTTTTACTAGGTCATCATTCAATCATCTTTTCAATCGTTGTTGGGAAACAGTATTCAAAAATAAATATTTTGAAATTGAACTAATGCAGGATTGTGAAAACCTAATACATTTTAAGTTTGATTGGACAACTAAGTGCGACCACGCAGGTGTTAGATTAGAATTGGGTTTGTTTGGATATACACTGATGTTTTACTTTTATGATAACAGACACTGGGATTACAAAAAGAACGGTTGGGTGACTAGTGAGTGTTAGTGTAAACTCTACAGTAAGTACACCTACTCCATTGTTGGATTATACCCTGCGTCATAAACATGAACTTGAATTGCGTAAGGAAACATTACACAAACATTATGCTAGGATAGACGAGTACCATGATTGGAAAAGAATTCATCATAATGAACAAAAGAGATTAGAAGAAGAACACGAATTCCGAAAAAATTTAGAAGAAATGCACCAGTACGAAAACTTTAAAAATCGCAATAACTATTATAGTTACCGATATCAATTTTATATTGGTACACTAGTGGATTGTTATATATGAACAGAATACCTAGCCCTAGCCGCATGGCAAGTTTAATACAGCCCATCTTTGTGATGATGCTTATATTGTTTGTTTTTATATTGGCATACGGATTTTTTATGCACGATGAATACGATGACGATGACGAAGTAACCATTACATTTAACTGTACACAAGTTTTGGGATCACAAAATCAATACCCTGATTTTGTGATTAATGAATGCAAGAATATAAGGAAAAGATGAAAACCAAAGAACAAATTATCCATGACATGTGCATGACATATAGGCATGATTATGGGTTGCGTAAAGAACCGGGTGAACCATCTTGGACAGCAGGTATGACTGAGCAGGATGCCAAAATGCTTTACAAAACAATGGAACAGATATACAATAACGATATAGAACCTATTATTGAACACTACAAAGGACAAGAAAATGCACTTAAGTCAAGTAAATGAAATCACCGATCATAAAATTAATGAAGGTAGTGAGTATGGTTGGGACTGTTATCCAAACGCCCGATATTTAAGTTACGAAAGCGATTTTGCCTATGTGTCTGTACTTTACAGTACCAAGACACAAGAAATTTATGAAGCAGACGTAACCATCAAAACAGTTAATTGGTTTGATGAAGATAAAGACATGCGTCCCTATCGTTGGTTAAATCCTGAATATAAAGATGCAATGATTCTTGAGGCTAAGAAACGCAAAGTCAAATGGCGTAAAGCATGGGATGATGTTAAGTGGATTGACCTTGAAACTGAGGGAGACTTTTTAGAAAAGGCAAAAGCAATTTTTCATGGAGAAGATTTTGACAAGCGTGTTGAAGTCCCAATTGATTTAGAAGATGATGTTATGTTGAAATTGTGCATGGAAGCACATAAGCGTGATATTACGCTAAATAAGTTTGTCGAGGAGATTTTGCAAACTCTCATTGATAAAGAAACTAAGGAGTTGGTGTAATGAATTGGACAATTGATTCTGCAAGACAATTAGATGTAAATCTGTACTCAATAGCGTACCGAGTTACCGGTACTAGAACAAACAACGGCGAAACATTCACCACTGATATCACTGGCACAATTGAAATTTCATATGATGATAGTATCTTTACGCCATTCTTGGATCTTTCAACAGATCAAAAATTACAATTTATTTTTGAAAATGGTGTAGACCAATCTTCTTTGGAAGATCAGATCAATGTCAAGTTATTTGAATTGGTCTCTCCACCAATCATTGTTTCTCCCCTACCCACAAAATAAGATTCAAACCCAAATCAGTTGACATTAGAGTTTATCTATGCTATTATTAGCATATGAATGACATTGTAACTGGTATTTTTAATTGGATTCGTGATGATTACAAAACTAATAAATTTAGATTTTGTGTTGAAGTATTGGCTTGGGCTATTAGCATTGGGTGCAGTATTACGATGGCTTCCACTGTACCTAATCCCCCTTTACTTATACTTTACCCTATTTGGATTACTGGTTGCGCTTTGTATAGCTGGGCTGCCTGGACTCGCAAATCGTTTGGGATGTTGGCTAACTACATTCTTCTCACAACAATTGACACAATCGGATTAATAAGGATGATATTATGAATAAAACTTGGACACTAGAAGTTAAAGAGGACCCAGAGAACGGTGACGCTATACTTGAATTTCCTGATGACCTCATGGAAGAGGCAGGCTGGAAAGAGGGCGATACACTTGAATGGATTGACAATAAAGACGGGTCTTATACTATGAAAAAGAAAGAACTAACTCAATGGGTACTTGTTGAATGTATCAGTACATTCCGTGAACGCTACATGGTTGAAGTACCTGTTGGTGTTGACAAGTACGGTAAAGACAAAACTCTATGGGCATTAGATACTGTTACTATGAACGAAGCCAAAGAGTTTAGTCAGGAACATTTAGGTGAGCAGATTGTTAGCCATCGTGTTGTGACTAAGGAAGAGGCATTATCATTGTGCGATACAGACAATGCTTATGTCAAGTCTTGGGATGAAGAAACAAAAATCAACAACTTTTTTACAACTTGGGAAGAACAGGAAGAAGAATGAATATCACTGCTGAGTGGACAGACAATGATTGGGATAAATTAACTGTTTGGTTGAAAGAAGTATTACAGATAAATCCAGTAACAGTTACTTTTACTAAAAAGGATGGTACTGAGCGTGTAATGAAGTGTACTCTACAACCTGAATTGTTACCTGTTGTAGAAACTAAACCTGTTGTTGAAGGTAAAGAACCTAGAAAAGAAAGCACCACATCAATGCGAGTATTTGATTTAGAGAAAAAAGAATGGCGTAGTTTCACTATTCGTAGTATTAAACATATTTCAACAGCATTTGGAGAGGAAGATGATACGGTATGATGATAAAACAAAGGTCACTTGTGTAGACAATGGACAAACAGTAGATGCTGAGGTTCTTGAATTTAAACCTCAAAGTCTGCTTAGTATCAGCCTGGATAGAAAAATCAAATTGGTACTGAAATATGCAGCCAAAAGTGATGAATACCAAGGTGAACTTTATGGTAGAACTTTTGTTTCAAAAGGACCAAAAGGCACTCACTATAGTACAGGCCGAGGTACTTGACAATAAATAAGGGTTCTGTTATACTACTGGGTATGAAAAAAGAACTCTTATCTTTCAAAATTGAACAGCCCAAACACAGGGCCCATCGTGTATTGTTCCAAGAAAACACACCGTTCAAACCTAAGGTTGTGCAAAGCAAAATTGCCTACAATCGTAAACCCAAGCACAAAAATCGTGGCTTTGAGGCTTGACAATAAATCGTTTTGGGTTTATAATACACATATTAACTTAAAAGGGAAACTAAAATGTCGTTGAAACAAAAAGCATTACTTCAAACTATTGGTATCTTTGCATTGATTCTTGGATCGACTGTGTTGCTTCAGTTGGCACTTGCTAACATGGATCTACAAACTATCCAATATATCTTGGGCGCAGGAGTACTTGGATTTTTTGGCTATGTCATGTACGGCATTGTCCTCGCACGTCTCCAATCGCAAGAAATCCTCAACAAAATGAATACTAAAGTTTAAGTCTAAAAAGGCTTGACAATAAATCACTTTGGGTATATAATAGAGTCTTATTCAGTCAAACAACAGGAGTTTAACATGGAACGTCTTTCACAAATCCAGCAAGTCAATAAAACTATCATGTTTGGTAACTTTACCAATGACGAATTGAATAGCATCGGTGACGCTATCAAATTTGCAAGGGCACAAATTGCCAACCAAAATAAACGTGAAATGCGGGTCGGAACACTTGTCAAATTTACAAGTAGCCGCTCAGGTATGGTCATCACTGGTACTGTGAAAAAGGTAAACAGAAAGTTTATTATTGTGAATGAGACCAATAAACTCTCTAATTGGAGAGTGCCCGCTAACATGTTGGAAGTTGCGTAAAAACAACATACCCAAATTTGACAATAAATCGGTTTGAGTATATAATAGAGTCTTATTCAGTCAAACAACAGGAGTTTTACATGACTACAATCACACTTGATATCTCTTACGGCATGTTCTCTGACGAAGGTAACATGGCTGTGCATGGTATTGTGGCAACTGCCAAAAGTCAAAAATTGTCATGGAAGCAGACCTATCAGGCATTGCGTGATTTGGCTGACAGCAATCCTGACATGTTTGGTGAGGCAATGGACACAATGGTTCGTGAGTGTGTATATGATGCCATCGGCGCTGACCGTAGTGGTGAATGTTTTTATCTGTAAGGAATCAAAATGACTAAGAAAATCTCCATCAAAGTTTTTGCAGACCCCGGCCATGCTTGGGCACGTATTGCTAAATCCAAACTGGTAAGTCTTGGTATTGCCGACAAAATCTCTACATACAGTTATCAAAAGGGTGAGAATGCTTTCCTGGAAGAGGACTGTGATTTGTCAGTGTTGGTTGGTGCTCTCCGTGAGCGCGGCTATGAAATTAAATTCAACGAAAGCCACACCAATCGTCAAAGCAAAATCCGTAGCTATAATACATACCGGGCTTGACAATAAATCAGTTTGGGTTTATAATAGAGTCTTATTCAGTCAAACAACAGGAGTTAAACATGCAAGCACTTCAAAAATACATCGACCAACAAAACAAATGGAACGCTATGTTCAAG